CTTGTTTAACCTACTCTGAGTATCTATATAAGTATCTAACCGTTCCATATAAACAGCTAAATCTATGTCAGTACGTTTTTTTACCATGGTTATACAGACACTCAGTTAAGTTTATTTATCTTCCGTATGCTATAACTCTAGCGTAGAAAGCTGAGAGGTCAGTAGTGTCTGCCACTTCATCTAACGCAGCTCCATCAGCTCCTGCTTCATATACAGCTAATTTACTATTAGTATAATCATACTGTGGTATATACCCAGAGTCCTCACCATGAACTAACACTATATGTAGTGACTCCAGTCCAAGGTCTGCTGCTGTTAATGATTCTCCACCAGATGCATAAGAGCTATCAAATAGAATTCTCTTAATAACATACTTGTTATTTCCCGGTACTCCTACAACATCTGAAGCATTTCCGGGAGTCGATAATGTTAATGCCATAATAATTCCTCCGTGTCTTTACATTACATTAATAAACCAGTAAGGGATGGTAAATATATTTCAATCTACCATCCCTATAAAGAAAGCTTTAACTATTTAGGTCAGATATTTTAGCCTGAGTCCAAATATTTTTAACCCTCATCTCACCCATTGTATAGAGCAAGCCCCTAACTACTAGAGCATTAGCTGCAAAGTAGTCACGGTTCTCAACATACTGAGTAGGTTGAGCAATAGCCATTTCAATGTAGTCTGTATCAAGAACAAATATATCTGTTCCCAAAACAGAATCTGCACTAGAAACTGACTTAGCAACGTCAGCATCTGGCAGTATTGGAATGCCCATATAAGTAGAAAGTACTAAACCAGTTCGTGTACCGGGATAAGTTCTTTCTGAACCTATGCCAACTTGATACTCTTCCTGACCCATATAGCGTTGCTGTGAGTTTAGAAGTCTTTCAAGTTTGAAGTATTGGTCATGACCCAATAAGATTAGTTTTGGCTCGCCACCATTTTCTCTAATCTTCTGAATAGCTGTGTCCAATAATGTTAGAGTTAAGTCTCTGCCTGTTCCACTATTGTAGGAAACAGAAGCTGCTGAGTTCCAATCACCAGCAGTTCTACCAGACTGAGTAAGGTCATAAGCTCTTACTTCAGCACCGTTAGATGTTCCACCAACTGTCATAGCATCTTCTGCTACAACATCTTGTATGGATGTGAAACCAGCTCTGCTATAAATTGTAGCCAAGTCACCATCTGCGAAAGCAGTACCTGATGCAACTGTTACTACACCAGATGAAGTGTTAGCTGCTGAAACAGCAGAACCTGAAGTTCGTCCCATAGTACCACCATCATTTGTGGATACTGCATCACCAATTTTAAAGTGCTTGGCAATAGCTGCTGGAACTGTAAATGAAGTTGCGCCACCAGCAGATACTATATAAGCACTACCAGCGTTCAGCTCTTCATTGATTTCTTTAATGTGGTCTAACTGAGCATTCTCATTTTCCAATGCCAGTACGTCACCAACACCACCTTCTAACTGAGCTGTGAAGACTGACTTCACGCTTGCACCGAATGTGGTTGAAACTATACGAGGTAAACTCGATACAGTTTGAATTGCTGATACGTCAACTGTTGGGAGACTACCAGTTTCAGTTACAGGTCGTGAACGACCAGAACCTCTGTCTGACCTAACACGCCAACCAGCTGTATTGCCCCATACAACTCTTGGTATAGCGTTGAAGAAACGAGTCTGGTTGTTTAATGCTTGCCAGACCTTCCTTCCATATGTGGTATTAAAAATACCTGTAGCCGAATCAACCGTAAAGTATGTCTGCTTTTGCAGATACTCAGGGCCGAATACTGACTGATATAGTCCTCTTTGGGACTGGGCTAAATATTCACTTAAACTAGGGTTAGCCATAGCCTTTTAATCCTCCAAGATTTAAAATTTATTTACCTATTAGTTCTCTAGGTAGACCATCGGTCTGCCCAGAATCTAATTTCTGCTGAAGCCTTCGCAATTCCTGATAAGACATATCAACCAATTGTCCAGCTACATCACCTTCTGCTTTAGCAATAGGAGTCAAGTCCTCTACACCAAGACTATTGTTTAGTTTTGGAGCTTGTAGACTAGTCTCTTCCCTGAAGCCCATCTTTCGTAGACGGTTCTCAGCTTCAGTTTGAACTGCTTTCTGCATACCATTTTTAGAAGCTTTTAGTTCTTTCTTCAAAGCCCTAATCTGTTTCTGCATGGATTTCATACTAACAGATTCTTCTATTTTTTCATCATCATCAACTTCTTCCTCACCCTCTTCTTTCTCCATACTTTCTTCTACAACTTCGTCAGCAGCTTCGTCATCTACTTCCTCGTCCATGCCTTCCTCTTTATAGGCCTTACTATAACCACCCTTTTTTGTTTCTTCTTCATCATCGCCTTCATCTGTTTTAGCATCCTCAAACTCTTTAAGCAATTTTGCCATTGCCTGAATAGTATTCTGCTGGTCTTCTATCTTAGTTGTAGGTGTTACACTACTTTCAGAATCATCAGCATTTTGAGGAGTTCCACCTGTACCTTTAGCTTTACGCTCTTTTCCATCGACATCCAAACCTTGCTCAGACTCGCCACCTTCAGCTTTTACTACTGAAAGTACTCGTTCTGTTATTTCTTTCAAAAGGTTTTCATTAGCGACTGCCTGTTGTTCATGGTAGTCATCTTGTTCTTCCTTCTGAAATCTCATGTCCATCTTTTGAAGGACTTCTGCGACTGCGGCCAGAGCTAGATTGGTTCCTTCCATCTGTTTCTCTATTCGCTCGTTTATTTCTGACATATTGTGTATGCCCTCCTAAATAAGATTTGTTCGCATCTGAAAGGCTGGTCTAAGCCACCTCCGGCCTTCAAAATAGAATATAATATAACGTTTTATAACGTTATTAATATTATACTAGAAAAATAAAAAAATCCTACAGATAGCTGAATTTATATTCATGAATTATAATATAGGTTATATATTTGTATCTGGAATACCGTTTTCTTCTAAATATAGCATGTCATTTCTAAAATCATATAGAGGTACTTGTACGAGTTTTTTTAATTTATCGCATTGATTACCTTCTGGTAATGAAGCTTCTATTAAATCTAATACCTTTCCTACCATTCTAGAATGTCTTGCTATTATATATTCTTGATTTGGTGAGACTTGACTCACATCTACTGACATTTCTTCCTCCTTTATTATCCATTCATTATTAAACTTAAAGACCCATTAGGATTCTTTATTATCATATTTCTGATACTTCTAATACTTTTAGCCATGGGGTCATTACGAGATATTCTTTCCCATGCTTGTTGTATCCAAGGTCTATCAGGTCTTCGTTTTCTTATGTTCATATTTAAAGTCATCCAGTCTTCTACTTCTTCACTTCCACCAGCCGTAAATACACCAGCATCTTGGAACCCACCAGCTTGCCCACGTTCAGATGAGCCAAGTATTCCCCCACCAGCTTGTGATTTCCCATGCTCTAGTATTGGTACTGGTTTAAACCCTTCTTTATAAGTTTTAGTATGTGCTTTTACAGTAACCATCTTTCCTTTAGTTCTTCGCCTATGTCTTGGAATTTTAGATACCCAATTAGTTGTTAAGGGTTCTTGAGCATGTCCTCCTTCATGCAATGAATATGCATAAGGAACTGCGTAGGTAATCTCAAAACCAGTATTAGTAAGAGCTAAAGAACCACTCTTTTTTAATTTTCCAGTAGAATCAGGAGCTAGTCTTTGAGCTTCCTGAAAAAGAGATTGTCCTATTTGATGCAAATATGCTACTATATAATCTTCTGCCATAATTTATATTATACTGATTAATTAATTTTATCTGCCCAAGAATCTGGAAGATTATCTTTGAAAGGTGTCCATTTCTTATTGTCATATAAATGTAAATATATGATTTCTTTTCCTATATAACCATACTTAGGATGCCAATAGGTGACTAACTGCTTGGGTTTGGTGGCTGTATGGAGTCTCTGTAAAGCAAATTCATCAGGGCCTTTCATTGTTCCACAGATATGTAACTCTCCTGTACCTATATCTATCTCATCTATCCTATGGAAATGTCCTATCATTGCACAGTCAAAGTTAATCTCATTTAAAACCAGACTACCCTTTTCCTTTTCTACATTATTTTTATACTGCATTACTCCTCTAAGATTGGTTATAGCTCTAGTAATTGAAGTATTACTTCCAGCACCAGAAACAGAGTCTCCATGCATAATTAATATCTTATTGTTGTAAACAGAAAATATATGAAGATAACTCTTAGGAATCTCAAAGGTCATATTTTTCTGGTTCTTACAAAAAGTAGCTACCCATTGATATAACATGTAATCCCAATCCATATACTTATCTTTCATTGGGGGCTTTCTAGTCATGCGTCCATGGTTACCAACAACACAAGGAACTCTTACAGTTTTGAAATGAGGGGCTAAAAACATTAAAGCTTGAGCTATTAGGTTAGCTCCCCTTATCATTTGTTGCATACAGTTAGCTATATTACTTCTAGCTAGTTCTTCATGTATATCTCCACTAATCATATCTCCTAGCATAGGAATAATTAAATCATCTAGTTTAACTGTGTTTCGTCTATAGTTAGCTAGATTCAATACCTGCTGCGCCCATCCCCACAATCGTCTATTGAACAAAGTGAAATCATAACTATTGATATCTATCATCTGTTCTGAATGAACTTCCTCACCTATATGAGTATCAGTAAGAGGAGCTATCATAGTTTGGGGATGCGTACCTATAAATTTCCCTTTGGGAGAAACATATTGAACTAAAGGAACAGGGTCAAATGAAGGACTCAGTTCATTTATAGTATCTACTATAATCTCTTTTTTAGCTGAATCCTTGATTGCTTGTTGATATAACTTCTTATAAAAGCCAGCTTCACTTTTATATGTAGCTATTTTTTTATCTAGCTTTAATCTATCTTCAATACTATTTTCTTGTTCTAAGAGATGGGCTTCTTGTTCCCAAACCTCTTTGTCGTGCCAACGTTGAATCGTTGACCGATGAATAGGAATTCCGTAATCCGTCTCTATCCATCTCGCTAAGCCAGTCCAAGTCTCCCCAGCCGACCTTCTTTTTATTATCTCTGATTTTGCCTTTTCTGGAATCATTACTTCTCCTAATATCTAGGTTTAAAACTTTGCCACACATGAGGCAATGCAAAGCTCTGTCTTCATCTAAATACATATCTCCCCTACACTTAGGACATAGCTGGGCATTTAACTTCATTTCTGTAAACTCTTTAGAAAGTTCTCTACGAATTCATCGTCTTTATTTTTATCTTCTGGGTCATCTACATCCCCCTGTTCTAAATCTTTATCACTACCTTGATGTAAAGAATCCGACTGATAACCACCAGATTCATATGCTAGTTGAACATCAACTCCTGCTGGAGCAGTCTCACCAGACCTTCCTGTGTCTTTAGGTTTCTCGCTTTCGTCATCATCATCTAGTTGTTTAATTCTATCTGTCTCCATATTTTGAGCCACAGCTGCTTGTTTATCTGTTTCAGCATCAAACTCCATTACATCATCTTTATCATCTGGAATATCATCATCTTTCTTTTTCCAATCTACTCTAGGAGGTTGGTTATTAATTGTCTCACCACTATTTTGTTGGGTAAAATTTCCTTTTTTCGGTGTGGCATTTTGACCAGAAAGCTGGTTCTGCTGAGTCTTACGCAGTTCCTCAGTAACCCAATTAACAAGTTCAAGACTAAATGAGGGAGACATTTTAGACATCTTTCTTTCTGGACTATTATCATCTACAAAGTCTGCTAGTCTATCTATACCAGTTCGTTTCTTAGAATCATTCTTTTTACGTTTACCACGTTCTGAATGAGTAGGAGTAAACACCCCAGCATCGGATGAAGTAAAGACAGTTCCACCACCATCGCCAAATCCTCCACCACCATTTTCTTTTTTAAGTTTCTTCTTTTTATAAGAATCTTCAGAACCTCTTGGATTAGTTATCCATGCTTTTAATTCAGCAATAGCTTTAGAGCTTTGTTTAGGTTTTGTATCAAACGTTGCAGCCAAAAGTTCTGGGTTTTCCCATAACGTAGTATCTATATAACTCTCTAGAGCCTGACTCCCATGATTTTTATAAGTTACTTCGCCTGTCTTTTTATTAGTCTTTCTAGTATAATGCCCCAAAATTTTTCCTGTTTCTAATCCTATCTGTTTCTTTAAATCCTTTAGGGTCATCTTATTCTTAGGGTCTTTCTCTACTGATTTAAGATACGCTCCTATAAGTTTTTTAGCTTCGTCTGTCCCTCTTATACTTCTGAGGTTCTGCATCTTGGCCTCTGGAATCTGTTTTTTTAACCATTCATCCTGAGTACTGTAATGCCTGAAAGCGTTATTATCGCTCTGAATAACACCGCCTTTGAAATTACCCTTACCTATAAACAAATAATCTTCAGCTTGTGTATTTTCTCCAGTATCTTTATACACATGATTTCTTTCCCAATTGAAATGACCATTCTTATCTTTTTCAGCCCCTTTAATCTTTTCTAATTGAGCTGGCTTTGTAATACCATGCTGAGTTTTTAACCAATCTTTTATAGATTCATTAAGTTTTTTCTCCATAGCATTCTTAGTACCTATATTAATCATATGAGGCATATGGTCTTTAGCATTGAATTGAAGAGATATCGAACCATCTTCTTTATTTAAAGTTAGATTCTTTAATTTTAAATTTAAAGCTCCAACACCAGTATCATGTCCTGCTCTTCCTTCTTCAAGTTGCCATTTTTTCTCCGTATCTTCTTGTATTGTACTGCTAGATGCACCAGTTCTCATTCCATAATAAGCACTTAACATAACTGGTATAGCTATAGGAGGCATAGGGCCTTTGGTTTTAGACAATTTATTCATTAGAGCTTTAACTGGTTTTGTCACTCTTCTAGTGCGTGCTTCCTTCGCATCATGCCTTTCTTGAGCATATTTTTGACTACGGATTATAACTTTTTTACCCTTTTTATTTAAATACATAGCCTGAATTTCTGACTCAGGGTCAGAAGACCACCAAAGCCCTGTAACATCTTTAGTGGGTAAGGAGACTTTTGGGTCTATATCTAATAAATTATTTTTAACTTCCTTTAGAAAATCCTCTGATACAAAGCCGTCCCTATCTACAAATTCTGATGGGACTTCATGAAGTTTAAAAATCGTTGGCTTCTTATTTAATTCATAGTCTACATCTACAGGTGGATTGTCTGCTATTTGTTTTGCGTGCCATTCTTGTTTACTTGTTCCAGTAGTTTTTGGTGTTTTTGTTTTAGAAGCTCTAGCAGCTTCTACTGCTGTAGGTTCCTCTGCCCTTCTAGCTTCTTTAATCTTTCTAGAAGCATTTACCTTCTTATTTTGGTCAGCCAATGAAACGGATTCATGATGTAAAGGTATTTTTGTTCCGTCTTCTTTAGTATGCAGTCCATCTCCACCTTGTTCTATATCTCTTTCGGAAGCTTTGTTAGGTCGTGATATCCAATCATGACCTCCTTTAGTTGTCCCCTTTCTACCAGCTCCTACAAAGTCTTTCCATTCTTCAGGAATTTGCCCACCCGGCAATTCAGATACATACATATAATTGACTTTATCAGGTTTACCAGTAGCATCTTTTGGAAAAGCATTTACATCAACTGGTTTGATGGGTTTAATTCCTGTAGCTTGTCCACCAACTTTTCCACCAGCTTGTTGTGCTTCTGCAAAAGCTCTTGCTGCTGGATTTATTCCTTGAGGGGCTTTAGATATCCATCTCTTCATGAGCTTTGCTAAATCATTCTCCTCTGCTTCTTCTGGCATGGTCTCAGGCATCCGGTCATACTCTTCCATATCAAGAGGCATGATATTTTCATCATAATCTACATCATAATAATCCATGAGTTTCTGTTGCTCATCAGCAATTTCTCTCATAGACTGCCTTTCTTTAGGAGAATGTGTATAACCACCTTCTTCTTTTTCTTTAGTCACAAACTGCCATAATTTGTCTATTGGGTTTTCCATAACTGTTTCCTCTTTAATTAATTTGTATAATTGTGGATTATCAAGAATTTCTTTTTCTGCTTGTTCCTGAGTAAGTGTTCCTTCATTTATTACTTTCTCTTGTAAATGTCTTATTAAATCACCTATTTTTTTGCCTGATGGCAAACCTGTAAGTTCCTTAATTCTTTCTCCATCTATAGGTATTGCAAGTCCTTTTCTACCTTTGCTCTCTCCTACTTCGGCTCTTATTTTATCCACCTTTTCCATAAACCATTTATTTTCTTTGGGTTCTGTAGGTTTTTTAGTTGTTCCATCTTCTTCAGTATTTATTCTGCCGAGTGTATCAGCCTCTGAAACGGCTGATAGTAATTTTAAAAAGTCATAAGAATGTTTGCCTAAAAGACTTCTAACAGCTCTATCTTGATTCTCAGGTTTCTGTTTTTTATTAGCTGGGTCTGGGTGTTCATTATTATAAAGAGTAGCAGGTCTTAAATGCATCTCAACTAATTGTACTACTTTTTCACGAATTTCCTTAAAACCGTCTCCTAAAATTTTATCTAGTACACGCTCTGTAGGTTCTGCTCCAGCTTCTTCATGTCCATACGCACTACCTTTAGCATCTGTTGTTTCTGGTTTACCTAAGTCATGGCATAGAGCTGCAAGCATTATAGTTTTCTTATCATCTTCATCAGGAAAACGTTTTATTATTTCAGTTGCTTCATCCATTACCATCTTTGTATGTTTAAATACATCTCCTTCAGCGTGCATATCAGCACGTTGATGAGTTCCTTTTAAGTCTTGTATTTCAGGTAATTCATTTTTCAGAACATCCATATCTTCTAAAGCATGTAAACCCATAGAAGGTTTATTAGATTTTAATAGAAGTTTAAAAAACTCTTCTCCAACTCTTTCTGGAGGAAGAGAAGATAAATCCATTGTTTTGGCTAATTTTATTGTATCAGGATGAATAGTAAATTCATGTCTGGCTGCGAACTGAGCTGCTCTATATACACGCAGAGGGTCTTCTACAAAGGTTTTATCATCAATATGTCTGATAACACCATTCTTTAAGTCTTCTATACCATTAAAAGAATCCTCTATTTTACCTGTATTAAAATCATACATTAAAGAATTCATTGTAAAATCTCTACGTTTAGAAGCTTCTTTAGGAGACATAGATGTTTTAGTTTCAGTTCTGGGTAAAGAAATATCCATATTCCCAACCTTAAAAACTCCGAACTGTTTACCTACTTGGGCTTCCTTTGTACCCCCTAAATCTTTAACTATCTTGTTTAAAGAATCTTCTGATATACCATGAACTTCTATATCAATATCTTTTATATCAGACTTATTTAATAAAGCATCTCGGATAGCTCCACCTACTAAATAAGGAGTTCCTCCAGCTTTTTGCAGAGCTTCAAATACAGGAGTAGAGTTAGTGTTTTCGATTAAGGTCTTTATATTTTCAACATGTACTGATGAATCAGAATGTACTTGAGGAGGTCTTACCCAAAAAGGAACTTTCTGTGATTCTGTTAAAAATGTTTGAACCCCTTCAGGGGGTTCTTGAATACTGCTATAGACAGCATTCGGTGGAAGAGGGCCTTGCCACGTTTTACCTGTAGAGGGTTGTTCTTCATCATCAACCTGTTTTAATACAAATTGATATAATTTGTTAATATTAGTGTTCTGGTTCCTCATTAACTTCAATCACTTCAGTAGATTTCCCATTGTTCTTGGCTTTAGGAATTTCCTGCTTATTTCTACTAAATCTTGTTGGGTCTCCAAAAACTGCTTTTTCAATATGAGTTATACCAGTTGGGGATAAATTAGCTACATAATCTTTACCGTCTTGAGAGAACCACATCTGACTTAAATCAGGAGTTAATTCTTTAATCTCAGGAGAGGAAAAACCTTTCTCTAATAAAGATTCTACCCATGTCTTAGATAATGTAAGCTCATTTTTTTCAGCCCTAGCTTCAGCATATTCATCTATATCTCTTTCTTCTTCTGGACTTTTATCTGACCAGTCTGGTGTTCTTCCACCAGTTCTACCTTTAAACTTTCTTTGTGAACGAGGAATAGCTTTCTCCATTAATTGCATCTCACCACCACCTTCTCCTCCACCTTCTTCACCACCCATCATTCCACCAGCACCCATAGCCTGTTGCATTTGTTGTTGCTGTTCCATTTGTTCTTGTTGTTGTTTTTGTTGTTCTAATTGCATAGCCAGTTGTTCGCCCTGCATCTTAGCTGTTGGTACAGCATTACCACTTACTATAAATTCAGCATCATAGATTGGAACATCTTGTTCTTTTAATTTAACATCAAAACCTAATTGAGCGAATTGATTTACAACTTGAATCTTCTGTTGAGCGAAACTTAATCTAGTTCCCTCTGCTTTTTCTTCAGGTTGTAATAATTGAATTGTCCAATCAGTTATACCAAATGCTTTAAGTAATTGAGGAAATACCTTTTCATGGAATAATCTTTGGTCGCCTTCAACCACACGGCTCATAACAACTAACTGCTGAGTTTGTGTAGACAAACCACCAAAAGCTTCAGGTGAACCCTGCCATGCTGGAGTAACTCCCCACATAGCTGCGACCCTTTCCCTGATTTCTTCTTTTACAGGTAAGTAATCCATTTCTTGAAGTGAGTGAAATAGCCTAACCATATCCACTCTACCTCTTTGGTTTCTTGCAGACACGGCTACCATTGGTACATAGTTAGGGTCTAGTCTAGTTTGAGCTGCTATATGTTCTCGTTCTCTACGCAATGATTCTGGGTCATCTGTAGTAACCATTAACATACTAGCTGGCATTTTTCTCTCAAAGAAATATCTATATATATTTTTATCCATACCAACTAATGTCAAAGCTTTCTCAAATATAGTTAATATAGGACTCCATCCATAAGTTTCGGATGGACTGAATTTACTTAAATGAATTATTTCATTATCTGTTAAATAAATATGCTGACTTCTATGATAATATTTATACATAGCTGGGTGTAAATTAATTTCACACTCTTCTTTCTCACAAACACCAGCCTCTTCTAGAATAACTTCTCTATGAATTGGACAGATAAAATGAGAATTTTTAGGAAGTCCTGCTGAATCTAAATCAAATTCTACAAGAGCAGGATTTAATCTTCTAATTTCTTGAACTCTAGCAGAAACTTCTCCGTTTCCTAAATCTTTATATTCTTTAGCTAGATACAAAAACCCATCATCTAAAGAATTAACATCAAAATGAAATTGACGTAATACTTCCTCCAATGATTGGTCAAATACGTTAGAGTCTTTTACCCAATTCTCTAATTTATTCTTTTGTTCTATATCAGGATTTTCTACAGCAGGGACAAATTGTACCCCCCTTCGGAAAACTTCACTAGTTATATGGCTTAAAGGGCCTCTTATTTCCTGTACTGACATACATATAGTCTGTAAGTCCATTACAAGCTGTTGCCTATAAGCCATTTGATGGCGAACCCATGTGTTAACTACATGGTCTAAGCCAATAGTAGGAGCTGCTCCAGTATCTCCTGTTGACTTCATAACATCTAGTAAACTAATCTGTTGATTGAGGTCAGCCATCTGCTGAGACATTTTAGGAACTTGAGGCATATATTCGGATAATTTCATTATTATTCCTTACTTAAATTAGACATATCCTGTATGGAAACTAGTTTTAAAATATTATCCATAGCTTTTTCTTTTAAGTCATGTCCTGCTACTATGGCTTTATTTTTCAAAATATACTCCTCTGAATGAGTATTGTCTTGAATTACTTTTGAAGTGTCTTCTTTTAGTTTCATTAATTCATCACGCAAGTCTATAATTTCTTGGTCTTTTTCTAGAATGGTATTTTCTAATTCAGCTTCTCCAGTACCAAAAGTGGCATTAGCTAACACTCCTAAGCGACCAGCTTCTTTAATTAAAGCAATAAATTGCCCTTCCGATAATGTGGTTACTGCATCGCTATTGTCAGGAATATCATCATCAGCAGTTAGATTTTTTAAATCATCATGCCATGTATCAAGAACCCTCCATAGTCCACTTGATTCATCTTTCAACGCTACATATTGCTGTTCATTTACACCGAGCATATTTCCTATAGGCATATGTGCCTCCTATACTATTTACTAAAAACTTCTCTATTTATATTATACTCAAATATTTTAAAATATCTACGCAATTGTACAAGCACTCCATCCACAACTCTTACAAGTCTCACAACCAGATTCCATAATTACATTAGGATTATCACAACAATCTATCTGTAAATTCATTTCTAATTGTGTATTTACCGTGCCTTTAACCAATACTTCTTTTTCTCTACTACCAGCTCTATATACAGTAATTCCTTTACATTTTGACTTCCATGCTAATATATAAGCATCTTCTACGTCTATTGTTGTAGCTGAATTAGCGAAGTTAATTGTTTTAGAAATACCAGAATCCACATGCTTTTGAAAAGCTGACTGCATCAACACATGGTCTTTAGGAGATATTTCAGGTGCAGTAATATATACTTCCTTTACCCATTCTGGAATATCTTTTCTATTCTGTAAAGAACCTCCTCCAGCAAGATAATCCATCAATTCTTCTGAATAAAAACCTTCCTTCTTGGCAGTATTTTCAAAATACTTATTAATATAATTCAAAGTTTTACCTTCTAGTATATTCTGTTTCTTCCAAGCTAATGCAAAAGTAGGCTCTATCCCACTAGAACAATCAGCTATCATAGATATAGTCCCTGTTGGAGCCACAGTTAATCGACAATGATTCCTATAAGGTTCTGATTTTTTATTATAATTACTGTTACTCCAAGCTGGAAACGTACCTCTACTTACGCCTAACAATAAAGATTCATCATCTGCCCAATGCCTAATTCTTTCTATAATATGTTTTCCTACTTCTTTGGCTTTATCAGAATTATATGGAATCTCTAACTGAATTAATAAATCGGCAAATCCCATAACCCCAAGCCCAATCTTACGAGTAGCTTTAGTCATTTCCTCAATATCGGAAGTTGCATATTCATTTGCATCAATAACATTATCAAGAAAATGAGTAGCAGTTCTAGTAACCTTCTCTAATCTAGTCCAATCTATTTTACGTTCCCACCTATCAGATACTCTAGTTAAATCGGAAGGAGAATAAAAATTAGCTAAATTAATAGACCCTAAATTACAGGATTCATTTCCAAGTAAAGGTTGTTCTCCACAAGGATTAGTAGCCACCATTTCTCCATATTCTTTTGTTACATGATTATCTATATTCATTCGGTCAAGGAAAATCATACCGGGTTCTCCATTCTTCCATGCCCCAGCAATAATTTTATTAAACACTTCTCTTGCATTTAATCTTCCTTCAATCTGATTATTATATGGATTAATTAAATCGTACTCTAAATCATTTTCTACATGTTTCATCCAGTTAGAATCAACTCCCACAGAAATGTTGAAATTATGTATTTCACCTTCCACGGTTTTGCAGTCAATAAACTCCAGAATATCAGGATGGTATACTGACATAACTGCCATATTTGCACCATCTCTTTTACCCCCTTGTGTAATCATTGAAGATACCCTTGAAAGAGTCTTCAATACTTCAATAGGGCCACAAGCAATACCATGAGTAGTTTTTATTCTAGCTCCTTTAGGTCGTATACCAGAAAGAGAAAAGCCTGTACCGCCACCAAATTTCTGCACCATGGCAGTATCGTGAGCTGCCTTCATTATTCCTTCCATGGAATCTTCTAAAGGAAGAACAAAACACGCTGATAATGTACCCTGTGCAGTTCCAGCATTCATAAGTGTAGGAGAATTAGGTACAAATTCAAGATTACTCATAATTTCAAAAAAATCTTTTTCAAGCATTTCTCTTTCCACAGGCAGCGTAAAATAATCTTTATCTACTTTAGCAATTGCTTTAGCAACTCTTTCAAACAAAGCATTACTATCTTCAGTTACCTCCCCTCCATCATCTTTTAAAAAATATCTATGTCCCAAAACTACTTGGGCTTGTTCTGACAATGCCGTTACCATATTAATCCTCCTAAATATTATCCTCTATGTCCACAATATAAACATAGATTACGTTCTGCAACCCAAAAAGAAGGACTACATATACCTTCCTTACAATTTGGATTTGGGGCAGATTCCAGTCGCTCCATTTCATTCACAGGCTTCATCTGCAAGGTATCTGCTGGAGAATTTTTATTCACATTCCCCAAACCTTGACCCTCTAGCTTCTCTCGTCTACCTTCAGGAGTCTCATATGGGCTTACTGCATCAAACCAATCTGCTGCATTACCCAAATCTACAAATCTATATGCTGTTTCATGTGCTGCTTGTAATGCCATAGCTATAGAGAAAAAAGCATCTCCATGACCTAATGGCGTATCTGGAGCTTTAAGTTCATTACTAACTGAAAGAATTTGTTGTTTTTGTCTTTCATCTTTTATCAACTTTAAATTTCCAGAATGTATGAATTGCTCAAAAATATGAGCCATTGTGTTTTTAGATTTCCTACTAAAAGTCATTGAGAGCCATCTCATGTCTAGTCCTCTATCTTCTAGTTCACCTCTAGTGTTATCTATATATCCTAATGTCATATTAAAATTTTCAGCTACATCATTCAAATATTCAATCTGGTCTGAATATGACCAACCTTCTAAGAAAGATTGATGTATCTGTTCTAATTTGTCTCCACGCTTTCTGAATAATACTAAATGACTTGGGTGTCGTTTTTTACCCACATCAAATCCACCAAATATATAATCTCCCACATCTACATCTTTATATACTTGAGTAGCTGGAGCAGACCTTAAATAATCATACTCGCATTTTGTTATATCTTCTTCGTCAAAATATGCTTCAGTAGAGAAATGAGGTATCAACATAAACTCTGAAGCAAAGGATTTGGGTCTAGCAGCTTGTTGCTCTAATAACCACTCTTCATCATATAGTTCTGGCATCAATACTCTTCTACCGGGAACAGGGTCTAATGCTGGAAGTACTCTAGACTTAAAACGACTGTCTTCCTGTAACTTAGCAAGCAAATCTCCCGGCATCATAGGTGTTCCAAGCACTATAACTGGAACTCCTTTAAGAGGAATGAACATAGATTCGGTCATAAAATGGTCTTCTACTTTAGTTATCTGTCCCATATTAAGAGGATTTTCTGGGTCACGCAATACGTCATCAGCAATTAAAGCTCCGTTAACATGCATACCTCGTTTGAAACTAAACAATCCTCCATGCATTATTTCCATAGGTTTCTTATTAATAAAGAATCTAGCAGAATAATCTGCTTTAGGATTTCTATTATCCATTAACTCAGATAGTATAGGATTACGAGACACAGCCTTATTAATTTCTGCTATATGATATCTAGCCATATGGTCAGCATAAGATAGATATAAAACAGAACAGTCTCTAGGAGCAGTTAACAATCTCCAGACACTAAAAGCATGTCCCAATAGGGTAGACTTAAAATGAAATCGTGGTAATACAGCAACATAATTTTGTCCTGTTTCTACACATTCTTGAATATCATCAGCTAGTACACCTACATGCCAAGCTTGAAAATATTCTGGATGGTCAAAACTTTGTGACCACACATTTTGTAGGAAATCTTTAAATGACCCTACCTGATATTTTTCTTGGCTTACAAGACCTTCTGATAATAAATCAAAAGCTTTGTCAATAGAAATTACTTCATCAGGCACTACTACACTTCCTTTTGATTTTGAACTAATGTCTTTAGTTTAACTGCAATTTTGCTTAAAACATCTTGGTCACCTATTTCTTCGACCAAAATACCTAACACATCCTGAACAAATTGAAGATTAATCAATCCAGATATAACTTCTCGTTGTCCTTTAATACCCATATCTATTGCTTTAGCTGCATCTAAGGCCCTATCAAAATGAAGTCCTTCTAATTCTTTATACCCTTTCTCAGTAACAGTCGTATAACTCGCCAACTGCTCTTTTTGTAATCTGGAGTATCTTTGTCCTTCAGTTTCTACTAATTCTTTCTGTTTATCATATCTAGCAACATCTTTTTGTTCTCCCCACCGATTCTTTTTAGCCCATGAATATATAGTAGGAGGTGTGACAATTACTCCATCTTTAGAAATCACTTCAGCAATTTCTTTAGCTGTTTTATCCCCTTCTAGAAATAAAGTCATAGCTTCTAATTTAGTTGCTTCTGGTATATGTTTAGGCATTATATTTATCCATACATATTATTAGGGTCTAATCCACCATATCCCTCATCTGAAGGATGTTGTGAATCAATATTACCACCTATTGGTGAACCATCTGATTGTAAGAATCTAGTAAAATCTATGTGACCAGTCTTATTTGTAGCAGATACAAAACAAGAAGGTATTTTAAATTTGCTCTTAGAGGAAGTCATAACTTCATTATAAGTTATTCCAATCTCATTTCTGGTACAAATTCCTGTCCATGTACCTTCACCTTCACTCAAAGGCTTATATGTTCTATTCTTTAATAGAGTTCCAGATTTTCTTTGCAAGCCTTTTATCTCCTTATTATTTTTGCAGTCTGTGAATTTACACCAGACCACTACACCATATTTATCTTTAACATCGTCAAAAGTAGGTAGTTCTTTAGGAAATTTATCCTTGTATACCTTCTTTTCTTTTGCTTTTTTAGAATTAGTAAATACTCTAATCCCTTTATTTACTTTTTGTAATCCACCAGCTCTAGCCATATCTTAGCTCCTTCTTTTAGTTAATAATGCAATACATGCTGCATCAGCATAATCTTGCTCTGGGAAGACATCTCCCCACTTCTCTATAGCAAAATTTTTTATCTCTATCTTAGATGCATTCCCTTTATCAAGAACACCTTTTTTCCACTCTTTATTTTCAATTATCTCTGTATTTATACCAGCTTTTAATAAAGAAAGCCATACTGCTCCTACTACATAAGAAAGTTTAATAGCAATTCTATGATTTTGTACATATACAGCTGCTTCAACTGAAGCGTTTAATATCTTTATTTTACTTAAATCTTCAAAAAAATCTAACAGAATTTCAGGAAATCTTTCTTCAAAAGTTTTCTTTTTGCTTCCCCACTTATAAAACTTTAATATATTCTCATTCTTATCTAAAAGAACTCCATGAACAGCTAAAGTCGAACAATCTAAACCTAAATACATTAGCTCTGCCCATGAGTTCGGATAGACACAACTCTACTTACATTATTATAAAAAGCAGTATACATAGCTAATAATCCTTCCTGTTGAATTAATTCAGCTTGATGCTCTAAAAAGCCTTGACGTAATTCTAGTACATCCTCATTCTCTAATATCTCCCCTCTTAACTCATCTTTTGTAGGTTTCTTTTTATTATTCTTATCATATTCTCTAGTTATATTAGATAAAGTAGTACTATATTTATCATTATAAGAAGCTTCCAAAAGACCTACAGTAGCTTTTTTATCAGCTACCATATGCTCTAAAGTAGCTTTATACCCACCGAAAAATAATAGAAATTCTTCTAGTTGTTTATTCTCCATTTCAGTTATCTGGTCGTACTTTCCAAATAAATTCTCTACAGTATTCTCATACTCTTTAGTCAAACTAAATTTCGGTATACCTAAAGCTTCAACTCTTTTTTTAGTCTTATTGAAAGTTTTCATAGGATTCCAGTCTTTATTATCCATCTACCATTCCTTTAAAAATATACGGATTCATATATTCTATTACTTCTGTTACTCTAGGAATTGAGAAATTTCCATCCTCTTCTTCCATAATACCAGATTCTATATCTATCCAAGGTATATCTCTAGCTGTTTTTATCCAAGTTTTCATAGCTATTGGTAAAGTTTCTATATTTAAACCACCAGCATATCCAAATTTCTTTTTATTAAAAGAAGGCCATACATTATTAAAAATCCCTGCTCCACTTGACTTATCTACCAAAATAGAAGCATTAGGAGCTTTTACTTGAGTACTTATCCAATTATTTACACCATCAGCTTGAAGGATGAATTCTTTATCCTTATGGTCAGCCATCATTTTCTCAAAACTAGTACTATATCCAGTATATTCAATACCATGGAAATTTATCTGAATTCTTTTAAAAGCATTAAATACTTCAGTACCAAGCTCTTTTTTTATATCATTTATATAATTCCCATCTATAAGTAAATGTTCTACCCAAGGCTCACAGAAATGTCCAGATAATCTAACTGAAGTATCTTTTGTTACCTTAACTAAATTTTCTAACCACTCTTTAGATGGAAATCTACCTATCTTATAAGTAGGTACAAGAATTCCCCATTCTACAAAAGGGTATTTCTCTGAAATATCTATTAAATCTTGTGGGTTAGTTGAATCACTAGCCCCTGTAAATGTAATTGTTTGTATCATTTTTCCACTCTCCTACAAGCACACCATCTTGCTCCAGTACATTTCTCAGGAGCTTCTGGCATATTCTGAATTTTAAAACATCTCTCTATTATAGAATCCCATTGAGCAGGATTTTTTTCAATAATGAATGATTTAAGTTTTTGGTCATTTTTATTCTCATATAAAATAGTTCCTTTCTCATAATTACCCATATTAAGATACATCTGTAATTGTAATTGATGTTCTTCTTTAGGTGTGGTTAATTTTGAAAAACCAGACGTGTTTATAGATTTTAACTCTATAGGCATTATCCCATAAAGTTCGTGTTTAATTAAAAAGTCCATTCTTCCAGACATAGGAGGAAATTCAAATTTTACTGGTATTTCTCTTCCTACTAATATCCTTAGATTAGTAAGCCATTTTTCCACACGTTTTTCTAAATAATCACCATTCTGAAAAATTCGTTGTGTTACAGCTTCTAAAGGAGAAGACACCATCTGCCCATGATAAATTAACCATACAGCTCTATCACACTTATTACTTAAAGTAGACGGATGGAATACTCCAGACCTTGGAGAATCCATAGTACCCCCTAAATACTCATCTAATAAATCTACTAGCCAAATATCTTCTCTATATTTATTTAATTTGGCTGACTTAATTTGTTCAATTCCTGCCATAATTTTTCCTTTATATCTTTTTTTGTTTTTTCTTTAATATGTATTATATGCTTAACTTCGTCTTGCTCTAATAAAAAAGCATCTCTTTTGCTGTCTCGCTTCTGAAAATGACCATATATGCCATCTGCTTCAATTACTGTCTCAATCTCAGCTATATAGAAATCTACTGTATAAGGAGGAAATTCTGTTTGGTCAGAATATCTTAAACCAGACTCAGATAAAAGTCCTGCTATAATATTTTCCTGTTTAGTATAATCTCTAGGTGGAGAGTTCATTTTCCATTTCTTGGTAAACTTTAGGATTAGCTGTAAAGAAATTTCTTAATCCATTCATTCCTTGTATTCTATTATCTTTGTATGTATACCAAGCACCATTTTTCTTTATTAAATCTTGTGCTATAGCTTCCCTCATATTACATTCTATGATATCAATACCCCCCTCTACCCTAAAAGGCACAAGAACATTTTCCCAATTATGTCCCCCTGCTTTTGTTTTTTTCAATCTAACATCTATATCAAAACCTAATTTACGTTTAGTCTTTTTCCCTTCTAATTCTTCCTCTAGCCAACCGCCCTTTTTTAATTCCAACATAACATGAGCAAAGTATATTTGTCCCTTTCCTCCCGGCATCGATTGAAATTGTGATGGACTTAAAGAATCTCTCACTTGATTTATAACCACTAGAGTAGACCCATGTCTTAAACTATTCACTAGTTTAGGTAAGGATTGGTTTATAAATCTAGATTGCCATGCTATAGGACTATAAGAAAAATCTCCTGCTTCTATATTTTCAGGAACTAATCCTGCTAGACTATCTAAAACAATAATATCTACACCCTCTCTCATAAAATCTCTCATCTTATCTAAAGCATGTTCACCATTTTTTGGTTGTACCATCAATACTTCATCAGGATTTACCCCAGCTTTAGCAACCCACTCTCTATCCCACGATAGTTCTGTATCTACCCAAGCCGTTAAACCGCCTTGTTTCTGTACAGTATTCAATAGACGTAAAGCTAAATAAGATTTACCTACATTAGAAGGGCCATGTATAAGAGATATCCTTTTTGTAGGAATTCCTCCACCAGTTAATTTATCTAGATTAGGAATATTAAAAGGAATTCGTGAATACACAAACTCATCATCATTCCCCAACTTCAAATTTTTATCATTCTTTAACAAAGTGTCCATTATTTCTTTTGCGCTTTGTTTCATTCAATATCTCCTTGTGAATTTTTAACTAACATCTCTGCCCAAGCAAAATAAACAGCACATAAAACAATGAGTTTTCTAAGTAATTGTTTCTCAGAGGCTTGGTATATCTCTTTAGCGACTTCTCCACTTTTCTCTGTGGCTATCACATGCCACCATTCATTGGAGTAATCTTCTTGGTCTTTCCATACAGAATCTTGAAGCTCTCTTTCTTTTAAGATAGCTTCTAAAACTACTATACGACCAAGCTCAGACATATTTATCCAGTATTCTTCTTCTTCTTTAGTAGCATACTATCAATTTGTGAATCTACTTTCTCTTTAATAGTACCCCAAACTATATCTGCTACATCATTAGATGAATCTAATTGAGGTTGAAGAGGTAGTTCAGTATCAA